AACACAGTCGGTAATCCACCAAGACAGTCCATTTACAGCCAAACCAGTCCAGAACTAACCCGATGCCAGCCAAACGATCCAAAGCCTTACGAGGGGCAACCAAACCAAGGCTTCAGTCGATACCAATTAAGGGCAAAACTAAGCTCGATGATGTCAAGGACTTGTGCAAGATAATCGACATGCCGCTTCTGCCTTGGCAGGAGTACGTTCTCAAGGACATGCTGACAGTAGATAAGAAAGACCAATGGGTTCGCAAGACTAACCTGCTGTTAATCGCTCGACAGAACGGCAAAACTCACCTAGCGCGTATGCTCATCCTTGCTCACCTGCTCAAGTGGGATAGTAAGAACGTCCTCATCATGTCATCTAATCGAAGCATGGCTTTGGACACCTTTAGACAAGTCGCTCAAGTATTGGAGAACAATGACCACCTCAAAGGCTTCGTTAAACAGATCAGATACGCCAACGGAACTGAATCTATTGAGATGCTGGATGGAAGAAGGCTGGATGTTGTCGCGGCTACTAGAGACGGCTCTCGCGGAAGAACTGCGGACTTTCTCTTTATTGACGAGCTTCGAGAAATCAACGAAGAGGGCTTTCGAGCCGCTATCCCAACAACTAGAGCGCGCCCAAACTCTCAAACGCTGCTTACGTCAAATGCAGGAGATGCTTTCTCTGTAGTCCTAAACGGCATGAGAGAAAGAGCGTTGGAGAACCCGCCAAAGTCCTTTGGCTTCTACGAGTACAGCGCACCGCAGTATTGCAAGATTACAGACCGCCAAGGATGGGCGCAAGCCAACCCAGCACTCGGCTATACGATAAGCGAGGAAGCACTTGAAGAAGCAGTTGCGACTAGCCCTATTGAAAACACTAGAACAGAGCTGCTATGCCAATGGATTGACTCTCTGGCTAGTCCGTGGGCTCATGGGATTCTTGAAGAGACGAGCGACTCAACACTCACGATTCCTGTGGGCGGCTATACTGTCTTTGCATTCGATGTCAGTCCGTCTCGTAGAAATGCGTCTCTGGTTGCTGGACAGATACTCCCAGATGGTCGCATTGGAATTGGAATCCTACAAACGTGGGAGTCACAAGTAGCAGTCGATGATCTAAAGATTGCAGTCGATATAAAGGCTCACGCTGACCTCTACAGACCACGCCAAATCTGCTACGACAAGTACACAGCCCAGTCAATTGCGGACAAGCTGGCTAACGCTGGTCAGATAGTCCAAGACATCTCTGGCGCATCCTTCTATCAGGCTTGCGGTGATCTAAACGATGCCCTTAACTCAAAACGGCTTGTCCATGCAGGGCAAAGCAACTGGATTCAGCAGATGAATAACTGCGCAGCCAAGGTCAATGACTCTGCTTGGCGTATCGTAAAGCGCAAGAGCGCGGGCGATGTCTCTGGAGCGATTGCAACCGCGATGGTTGTCCATATGCTTTACAAACCACAACAGGTAGCGGCTATATACACAGAATAAACTATATGTAGTGTATAATTACACTCCTATGGGCATCTTTTCGCGTAAGCCGCAAATCTTAGAGGCGCAAGCAGCTCCTCAAGTCATGGGTGAGAACCTTCCATCACTTTACAACGCTCTAACCCTTCGCGTGTCTCGTAAGGATGCGATGTCAGTCCCTAGCGTGGCTAGAGCCCGCAACTTAATCTGTGGCACAGTCGCATCTATCCCGCTTGAGTATTACAGCAAAAAAACAGGCGAGAAGATTGCTGCTCCTAAGTGGATCAACCAACTTTCAGGCAACCAACCTTCATTCGTTACGCTGACATGGATCGTAGATAGCCTTCTGTTTTATGGGGTAAGTTACCTTAGAGTGACCGAGCGATATGCAGAGGATTCTCGCCCTTCACAGTTTGAGTGGATTGCTAACTCACGCGTTACATTCACAACTGACTTAGAAGGCATTTATGTAACCCAGTATTATGTTGATGCAGCACCAATCAGCATGAACGACATTGTTACTATTCAAGGATTTGATGAGGGCGTGCTAGAGCGCGCTGGGCGCACTATCCAGTCAGCGATTGACATCAACAAGGCTGCGGCTATTGCATCTGCAACCCCAATGTCTAGCGGCATCTTGAAGAACACAGGCGCAGACCTACCGCCAAACGAAGTCTCTGGGTTGCTAGCTGCGTGGAAGCGTAGCCGCCAAAACAATTCGACTGCCTATCTCACTAGCACCCTAGAGTTCCAGTCCACACAGTTCTCACCTAAAGACATGATGTACAACGAGGCGATTCAGAACCTTTCGACTGAAATCGCTCGCGCTATGAATGTCCCTGCTTACTACTTGTCAGCAGATCAGAACACAACAATGACATACGCCAACGTGCAGGATGAGCGCAAACAGTTTTTCGCGCTAAGCATCGAGCCTTATGTACAGGCAGTTCAGGCACGTCTTTCAATGGATGACATTTCTACATCTGGTCACGAAGTGCGCTTTGCAGTCTTTGACACATTCCTCAAGAACGACCCATTGGTCGAGCTTCAGGTCTTGGAGAAGTTGCTAGCCCTTGGCATGGTAACTCCAGAACAGGCTATGGAAATGACAGATTTAACTCCTAACGGAAGCGAAGGACTAAGTTAATGGAAATGCTATATATCGAGGCAGCCTTTATTGAGTGCAGCGAAGAACGCAGAGAAATCAGCGGCAAGATTGTGCCTATGGGTACAGGCGAAGTCGGCAACACCAATTTAGGTGGAGTTGTATTCGAGGCTGGTTCTATTGACATCGAAGATCCATCAAAGATTAAGCTGCTTAGCCAGCACGACATGAAAAAGCCAGTTGGTCGCATGGTCACAGCCACAGTTCGACCAGACGGCATCTATGCAACCTTCAAGCTCTCACGCTCGACAGGTGGCAACGATGCGCTCGTCATGGCGCAAGAAGGACTTGTCTCCGGACTTTCAATCGGTGCAGAGATTATTGCATCAGCACCTTCACGGGATGGACACACAGTTGTCACAGCCGCCAAACTCAAAGAAGTTTCTCTAGTAACAGAGCCAGCCTTTAAGTCTGCTCAAGTGTTAGAGATCGCAGCAGAGGAAGTCACCCCTGCTGAAGAAACCCAACCAACAGAAAGCGAGCCAGTCGTGGAAGATACCACACAGGTAGAAGCTCCAGCAGTTGAAGCAGCGGCAGAAGAAGCGGCTCGCCCAACAGTTGCAGCATCACACTATGTACGCGAGCGCGTTGCACCGATTACATCAGCGCAATACCTCGAAGCATCCATTAAGTCAGCACTTGGAGATGATGAAGCACGCCGTGTAGTACGCGCAGCAGATGATTCAACATCTACAAACACAGGCTTAACATTGCCACAGCACCTCAACAACTTCATCACAGATACATTCTCTGGACGTCCAGCATTCGAAGCTGCAACACGTTCAGCACTTGTAGATAGCGGGATGTCATTTACTGTCCCTCGACTTTATACCAATGCAGCAACACCAGACGTTGCACCAACAGTTGCTGACACAAACGAAGGCGCAGCACCATCAGAGACAGGCATGACATCTGCTTACGACACAGTAGATATCAACAAGTTCTCTGGCTTGCAGCGTGTCTCATTCGAACTTATTGACCGCTCATCACCTTCATTCATGGAACTCATGATGGCAGAACTTCGCAAGGCATATGAGAAGGCTACAGATGCCGCTTTGCTAAGCGCCTTTATCAGCTCTGGTACAACTGCTGCAACAACAGCAGCAACAGCAGCAGGACTTCAGTCATTTATCTCTGTAGAAGGCGCAGCCGCATACAAGGGAACTGGCGGAGACTTCGCTAACAAGCTCGTTGCATCAACAGACCAATGGGCAGCCATCACAGGCTACGCAGACTCAACAGGTCGCCCACTCTACTCTGCACAGGGTCCAACCCAGAACGCAGCAGGAGCAGCACGTTCAACAGCAGTTGTCGGTAACGTTCTCGGAACTGACCTCATCGTTGATCACAACATCGCAGCATCAGGCATCGTAGATAACTCTGCGTTCCTCGTTGCTCCATCATCAGTTTACGTCTGGGAGTCACCAACAACCCAGCTTCGCGTAAACGTTCTTACATCAGGTGAAGTAGAAATCAACCTCTACGGATACCTTGCAATTTACCTCGCTAAGAGTGGCAAGGGTGTAAGAAAGTACAATCTAGTCTAATCGACTAGCCCTAAGTCGCTAGGGGGGCTGCCAGAGCCCTTGCAGCTCCCCTAGTCTTTAGAAAGGAAATTATGGCACTCACTACAGTTGCAGAGCTTCGTACCGCACTAGGTATCGGCACTCTGTACACAGATGCAGTCTTGCAGTCCGTCTGCGATGCTAGTGACAACGTGCTGCTTCCTTTTATCTGGAATAACACAACCTACAACGTGGCACATGAATCAACAGCCACCACAGCAACTCTTTACTTTGATTACGACATCAGAGAAACTTTTTATATTGGTCAGACAGTAGTTGTAACTGGCAATGAATCCCATCTAAACGGCAACCATACAATTACCAGCGTTGGTGAGTATTCAATCACCTATAACATTAACAACGGCGTAGTGCAGCCAAAGCACTTTGTAAATCCTTATGGCTCTGTAGCAGGTGCAACATCTTTGGATCCTGCAACCATTCCGGCAATTCAGGAAGCCAGCCTCATGATTAGCGTGGCTATCTGGCAAGCACGTCAAGCGCCAACAGGACAAGGCGTATCTATTGACGGCTTTGCCCCAAGCCCTTACACCATGTCTAATCAGCTCATGGCTCGCGTTCGTGGCTTACTAGCACCTTACCTAAGCCCTAACTCTATGGTGGGCTGATGCCAGCGATAACCACTCTACGTTCTAGCATTGCAGCGGCTCTTACTGATAACACAAAGTGGTCAGTATTCTCCTACCCACCTGCAACGCCTATTGCTAACAGTGTCATCGTCAGCCCTGCTGATCCTTACCTAACACCCAATAACAACCAATACTCGACTATCTCGCCATTGGCTAATTTTCAGATTTCCATCCTTGTGCCATTGCTCGACAATCAAGGCAACCTCGCTGGTATTGAAGATGACATCGTGCGTGTCTTTCAATTACTAGCCGCATCTAACATTCACTTCAATATCGGTAGCGTTAGCGCACCAGCAGTTCTAAACCTACCAACTGGCGATTTACTTACCTGCAATGTGCAGATAAGTTGTTTAACGGAATGGAGCTAATCGAATGGACGATTGGACAAAGGAACAAGCCGACTTCCTAGCGAAAATCGGTCAGCTTCCACCAGCAGCACCCGCACCAAAACCAACCACTAAGAAAGACGAGGAATAACCTAAATGGCAGTATTTCTAAACAACAAGGTCGGCGTTAAGGTTAATTCAGTCGATCTATCAGACCACGTTACAGCAGTCACACTCAACCGCACATTCGATGAACTCGAAGTCACAGCGATGGGCGATTCAGGACACAAGTTCGTCAAGGGTCTCGAAGCATCATCAGTCACAATCGACTTCCTCAACGACACAGCATCAGCCAACGTACTTGCAACCCTTCAGGCTGCATGGGGTACAAACGTCACAGTTGTACTTCTACAGGAAAAAGGCACAGCAGTATCAGCGACTAACCCGCTATACACAATGACCTGCCTTATCAACGGCACTACAGACATCAACGGCGCAGTCGGTGATCTCGGTACACAAAGCCTCACATTTAACGTCTCTGGTACAGTAGCAGTAACAACCACAGGCACATTCTAAGAAGGAGATAAAGGGCTATGGCAAAACTCAAAGTTACAAGGGCTGACGGACAAGTATCGGAGTATGAAATTACTCCACTCTTGGAGTACAGCTTTGAGAATTTCGCAAAGAAAGGCTTTCATAAAGCCTTGATTGAAGATCAGAAGCAGTCAGACGTATATTGGCTGTGCTGGGAAGCAATTAGACGTTCGGGTGAAACAGTCAAGCCTTTTGGCGAGGACTTCCTTTCCACTCTTAAGAGTGTTGAGGTCTTAGAGTCCGACCCTTTAGGCTAGAGCGGAATTCCTTCACCTATCTCGCAGCTAGGTTAAGTTACGAGTATGGAGTTCCGTTCAACACCATCGTGGAACTTTCTCCGATGGCTTTCAAGGCTCATATACAGGTACTAACGGATTTAGCAAAGGAGCAAAAAAATGCCAGTCGAACTAGACAACGCAGTCGCTCTTAGCAAAGCCCTTAAGAATTATGCACCTGATTTAGCCAAGGAAACCCAGAAGGAAATTGCAGGACATCTTCGCAAAGTTGTTAATCAAGCGCGTGGATTTGTACCAGCCCAATCACCTTTAAGCGGCTGGGGCAACCAGACAGGCATCTGGGAATATCGCGCATTTAACGCAGGGATTATGAAGCGTGGCATCGGCTACAGCACAACGCCTACCAAGCCTAATAAGCGAGGCTTTAGATCACTAGCCACAATCTTTAATAAGTCTGCTGCTGGTGCTATTTATGAGACCGCAGGACGTAAAAACCCACAAGGTATGCCACCTGCTCAGCGCGTCAAGAAGTATCGTAATGGGCAGTTTATTCAGGAATGGCAGCTTGATAAGACAGTCAATAAGTCTGCTAATCCTAATGCAGGACGGCAGTTTATTAACGCGTTACCGCCATTGGTTGATTCACAGCAATCCAACAGCGCTGGACGCAGAACCCGTAAGACCAAGGGTCGCTTGATGTTTAGAGCATGGGCGCAAGACCAAGGCAGAACCACCGCAGCAGTTGTCAAGGCTATCCAGAACGCCAATATGACATTCGTGAAGAAGTCAGATGCTCGTGGACAATACATATTCAAGGGACGGGATAAGTAATGGCTGGCATGACAGACCTAGCAATCCGCATTGCTACCACTATGGATGCCACAGGCATCAACAAGGCAGACAAGTCAGTCAAGGGCTTAGACAAGACAATCAAGAAACTGGGGCGCACCCTTGGCGTTACCCTTGGCGCATCCGCCATGGCAGCCTATGGCAAGGCAGCAGTTAAAGCCTTTGCAGACGATGAAGCAGCAGCTCGCAGATTATCCACGGCAGTCGATAATCTCGGACTTTCATTCTCTAAGGTTCAAGTCACTAAGTTCATATCTGATTTAGAGCAGAGCGCAGCTATTTCGGATGACATACTTCGTCCAGCCTTTCAGTCATTGCTTAACGTAACTGGATCACTAACCAAGTCACAGGAACTACTTAACAACGCTATTCAGATTAGCCGCGCATCAGGCGTGGACTTAGCCACAGTTACCACAGATTTAGGCAAGGGTTATGTAGGCATTACTCGTGGGCTTATCAAGTACAACACAGGACTTACTCGCGCAGAGCTACAGACCAAGAGCTTTAACGAGATTCTAGGCATCATGCTTGCCAAGTCTGCTGGTGCAGCGCAGGATTATCTGACTACTACATCATTTAAATTAGACACTTTGCGGGTCTCATCTGAAAGAGCGAAGGAAGAAATCGGCAAGGGCTTAGTCGATGCCTTTGCAGTACTAGGTGGTGGCTCACAAGCCAGCGATGCCGCCAAGACTATTGACAATATCGCCAAGGGCATCAACGCAATCACTATGGCTACAGCCACAGCAATTAGCGGATTAACCAAGTTATATAAGGCTTTAGATTTCCTCACTTCATTCGGTGGCATTACTGGTGGCGATGGATTGCTAGCCAGAACCTTTGACCGCCAACCTACAGTCTCAACAGGTCGGTCTGCTTCTCCAGCAGGTACAGCCATGCGCACGCGCCAGCAGCGCGATGCTGAAGCGGCAGCGGCTAAGCGAGCCAAGGAAGTTGCTAACCTAACTAAGAAGCAGGTCGCATCCACTAAGGCACTTACAGCCGAGCAAAAGAAGCAGAACAGCCTCAAGAAATCTGCGTCAATCTTTGACTTAGAACAGATTCAGTTAGTAGCAGCTCTTAAGGGTAAATTGACAGCAGAAGAAACCATGCGAGTACAGGCTCAACTAGCCATTCTTAACGGCAATGAAGCAGTAGCCCGACAGCTCACAGATCAGATTCTCAAGGCGCAAGATGCTTCTGGCAACCTAGCCAAGTTCCTTACTGCCCTTCCTAATGCCCGTAACCCATTCGAGTATCTCGATGCTTACCTTAGTTACTTGGCTGGTAAGGCTGCGGCAATCATGACAAGCCAACCAGTCCCAAGCGCGCCAACCAGCGCAGCACCGACTCCAACGTTGCCCGCAACTAACGTGCCAAGTTATCCGTCTGACGGCATGATTACTTATAACGTTCTAACTGGTCTAAATTACAATCCAAACGTAAATAACCCAGTCGTTGTCGAACTTAAAATTACAGGCGAAGGCGATGTAACCAACGCCATTGCAAAGGGCTTACAGAACCAGTCATTGTCCACAGGCGATAGCTCTTACATCAACCGCAGAACAGGCGGCTTTGCTGGATGAGCCTACCTGCACAGATAGCAGTCAGCTTCGACTTCTCTGGCGGGGCTACCTTTTCATCGGGTTTTGTTATCGGTTCACCTGATAACGGCGTAATTGGCGTTAATTCTTTTGGCTCAAACGATGTAGTTATTCCTACAGTCGATTTAACGCCTAACGTTTACAGCATTTCAATCAGGCGTGGTCGCAACATCATGAAAGACCAATATGAGGCTGGAACGGCTGTAGTACGCGTATTAGATCCTCTTGGCTACTTCAACCCACAGAACCCATCCAGCCCTTACTTTGGCTATCTTGTGCCATTGCGCAAGGTGCGTGTATCAGCTACAACAGCAACAGCCTCACACTTCCTATTCTCTGGCTATGTAAATGACTACAAGTATTACTTTCCTACAGGGCAAGAAACAGCCTATGTAGATATTCTCTGCACAGATGGCTTCCGTCTATTGCAGATGTCCCAGATTCAGACAGTAGCCGATTCAGGTGCAGGGCAGACCACAGGCACACGCCTTAACAAGATTCTTGACGATGTGCAGTTCCCTAACTCCATGCGGGTTATCTCGACAGGTAACGCCACCTGTATTGCTGATCCTGCGACCATCCGCACAACCCTCGATGCCATCAAGAATGTAGAGTTTTCGGAAGGGCTTGGAGCGTTTTACATGAGCCCTGATGGGTCGGCAATCTTTAAGTCTCGTACAGAGGTTACTAAGAGCGTTGCTACTACTTCAGTTGTCTTTAATCAGACAGGCGGCATCCCATACAAGCAGCTTAAGTACGCCTTCGATGACAAGCTCATTATCAACGATGTCAAGTTTAGCCGCGTAGGTGGCACAGTCCAGAACGTCTTTAGCCAAGCCTCAATCGACAAGTATTTCCCACATTCTTTGACACAGGAAAACCTTGTAGCGCAAGACGATGCGCAGGTACTAGGCGCAGCCCAGAACTACTGCAATACCCGCAAAGAAACCACCATCCGCATTGACGAGATGACTGTCGATCTATTAGACCCAGCAGTTCCAACTAACACCATGATTGGCTTGGATTACTTTGACAATCTGACTATTACGAATGTGACCGACCAAGGTTCTACAATCGTGAAAACCTTGCAAGCACAGGGCTTTGCATGGGATATAACACCCAACAAGATGAGCGTGACGATTACGACCCTAGAGCCAATAGTTGATGGATTCATCATCGGCAGCAGTCTCTTTGGTATAATCGGCACATCAACTTTGAGTTATTAGGAGCAACATGGCAACCTTTCCAGTCACCACAGGAGACGTTTTAACAGCGGCTACCTATAACAGCCTTCCTACTTTTACAGTAGGAACAGCGAACACAAATGACTACACAGCAATCTTGGCAGATCAGTACCAGTTGCTTGAGATTATGAACAAAGCAACTGCTATTGCTTTCAACATTCCCACCAATGCGAGCGTAGCCTTTCCAATTGGCACAGCTATTACAGTCCTTAATGTAGGGGCAGGCACTTGCACTATTAAGGCAGTCACTCCAGGAACCACAACAGTTTTAAGTGCGGGAGCCACAGCCGCACAGCCAACAATAGGTCAATACAAGAGCGCAGTTTGCATCAAAACAGCAACAGACACATGGTACGTGGTAGGCGCAATTGCTTAATCAAATAGCAGCCATTCATTCTGTAGGCGCGCCTTCGGGATTCAACGTTGATTACCTTGTCGTAGCTGGCGGCGGCGGTGGCGGTGACGCCAACGCTGGCGGCGGTGGAGCTGGTGGTCTTCGATGCACAGTTGGAGCAACTGGCGGCGGCGGGTCACTAGAAACTGCATTAAGTTTAATTTTAAGTACCAATTACACAGTAACAGTTGGTGCTGGTGGGCCCGGCGGAGCCAGTAGCGGTGGCGAAAATAGAAATCCTGGAACAGTCGGTTCTAATTCAGTTTTTTCAACGATAACATCAAGCGGCGGCGGTTATGGCGGCGGCGGAGCTTTTAATTCAGGCATCGGCGGTAACGGCGGTTCAGGCGGCGGTGGTGGCTGGAACAACAACGCTGCTGGCGGTACTGGAACTACAAATCAAGGCTTTGGTGGCGGGCAAGCCAAAACAGACAATACGACTTACCGCAATGGCGGTGGCGGCGGCGGAGCTGGTGCCGCTGGCTCAAACTCACCAACAGCAGTTGGTCCGGGCGGTGCAGGTGGTAACGGAGTAACGACTTCCATTTCAGGTACTTCGACCACTTATGCTGGCGGTGGCGGCGGCGGACAACAATTTAGTGGAAGCCAAGCATCAGGCGGAACTGGCGGCGGCGGAACTGGTGGTAGTTCAGGAAGTAATCCAAGCAACGGAACAGCTAATCGCGGCGGTGGCGGCGGTGGCGGTGGTGATGGAACTAATCAAGAAGGCGGCAACGGCGGTTCAGGTATTGTCATTCTTAAATATCCTGACACACGCACAATTACAATTGGTGCAGGATTAACAGGTACAACAGCAGGACCTTCTGGTGGTTTTAAGGTAACAACAATTACTGCTGGCACAGGAAATGTGAGTTGGTCATAATGGCACATTACGCATTTTTAGATGAATCTAATATCGTTACAGAAGTTATTGTCGGTATTGACGAAACTGAACTAATTGAAGGCAAAAGCCCAGAAAATTGGTATGGCGAGTTTAGAGAACAAACTTGTATCCGCACTTCTTATAATGGCAATATCCGTTATAACTATGCAGGTATCGGCTTTACCTATGATCCAATAGATGATGCCTTCATCCCACCAATGCCAGACTGCGGACATGATGAATTGTTGCTCAATGACAAGAAACGATGGGAGTGCGCCAATGAAGCCCACACCCCGCTTGTGTAAAGCTGGACAACAGTTAAGGCAGCAGGTCGATGATAGTTACCCAGACCGCGATAGAGCCTCGGATGGCTGGATCGGCAATCTCGCTCATTCACTTAATCCTTCTGACCACAATCCTGATGCAAAGGGCATCGTCAGAGCCATTGACATTGACAGGGATTTATCTGGGAAAGCAAAGCCCGACCTCATGCCATATCTTGCAGATCAGATACGACTTGCAGGCAAACGTGGCGATAAGAGAATCTCTTACATCATCTTCGCAGGGCGCATTGCTTCCTCTCGCATGGGGTGGCGTTGGCGCAAGTATCGTGGACTTAATCCGCACGACAAGCATTGCCATATTAGTTTCACTAAGCAGGGCGATTCAGATGATTCGTTCTTTAATATCCCGATGATAGGCGGCACAGCATGAACATGAAGAATCCAGCAATCCGTACAGCAGGAGCATTTCTAGCAGCGTGGGGTGCATCTAACTTTGCACTCGACTATCGCTCAATCCTTTGGGCTGTCCTTGCTGGAGTCTTTGGATATGCGAGCCCTAAGCGATGACACAATCAGATTACTTCACGCTCTACATCGCCACGATCTCAATCATCGGTGGCTTGTCAGGCTATGTCATTACCCATTTACTGTCTGAAATTAAGCGCCTAAATGCGCGTGTCGATGAGATTTACAACATACTCCTAGACCGATAATAAAGCCATGGCTAAGAAGAAGGTCATAGACCTAGACACTTACAACGCATTAGACGCGTGGGCGATTGGTCTGCATGAGATGTACCGAGCCCTGCGCAGAGCTGGTTTTGGCGTTGATATTGCTCTAGGCATCATTATGGAGCGCGATGCTTATCCCGATTGGATTCTCCCACAGATACCTAATCGCATAGATAACATCCCCTACGAAGATGAGGATGACGATTAAGAAGATCGTAATACTTTCAGACTTGCAGGTGCCTTTCGAGGACGTGCATGTCACTAGAAACATTGCCAAGTTCTTACAGACCTTTAAGCCAGACCAGACAGTCACTATTGGCGATGAAATTGATTTTCAAACAATCAGCAAATGGAGCGAAGGTACGCCACAAGCTTATGAGCAAAGCCTTGGCGATGACCGAGACAGGTGCGTCGAGCTGCTTTGGGAACTGGGCGTGAGCGATTGCATCAGGTCTAACCACACAGATCGTCTTTATAACATCATCATGAAGAAGATTCCATCATTCCTATCCTTACCAGAGCTGCGCTTTGAGAAGTTCATGAAATTCGACGAACTAGGCATAACCTTCCATAAAAAGCCTATGCAACTGGCTACTGGCTGGTACGCTGTCCATGGGGATCACACTCCAATTAAGAATATGGGCGGAGCATCAGCGATGGAAGCTGCGCGCCGGATGGGGGTCAATATTGTCTCGGGGCATACGCACAGAGCAGGCAGGCAATCGTTCTCAGAAGCCATAGGAGGCCGAATGGGGCGTGTTCTGCATGGAGTCGAGGTAGGCAACCTAATGGACTTTAAACAGGCCGCTTACACCAAAGGGTCGGCAAACTGGCAGCAGTGTTTCGCCATCATGTATGTCCACAATAAGAACGTCCAAGTCGATTTAATCTACATTGAAAAGAATGGCACTTTTATCGTGAATGGCAAGGTTTATGGAAGGGTTCGCTAGACCAGATTTGGGCGATGAGTCCGTGGATGAAATCGTTATCGTTTCGTTATCTAAACATGGTGGGTGTCTGCTCCGTCTGATGTAATACTTCTGTGGTGAACGAAATACGTTACACAGAAGGGCTTAAAATGAATGTAGATCATGCACTTATTGGAATGGGTAGCCTTGGCGCATTTATTGGCTTTGCTATTGGCTACGCCAAAGGACACGAACACGGCAAGATTGCAGGGCGCATTGCGGTGCGCAGAGCAGAGCGAGCATTAGAAGCCGAGCGCAGGATTTCAGAAGCTCG